CTAACGTTGCAGGTAGAAATCTACGGGCACGTCGATTTCAGATTCAACCATCATTCCTGCTGCCGACAGTGCCGGGCGGAAACGGTGGCGCTTGGCCGCCGCAATCGCCGCATCATCCAATGATTTCAAACCGCTCGTCCTGCCCAGCTTCACTTCTTGCGGTGGGCCGGTGAGCACATTGGTTTTTACCACTAGCCAAGCCGTACCTTCCTGCCCCTGATAGCGTGCCGATTCATGGTCTTCAGCCTGAATAGGACCTGCCGGCTCTGCTTCTCGGCTTTTGCCGCTGAACGTGAATTCCTGAATGCCTTCGGTTACGGATTGGGCACTTTGGCGGTAGGCGTTCTGCGCTTCCTGCTGGGTGCAGCCTGCGGCCAGCAGGATTAAGGCAGCCAGCATTATTTTGATTTTCATACTATTTCTATATTCCCTTCCTCATCTATCTGGGTTCTCTTGAGTGCTTTCTGCAAGATTGCGTGTACTAGTTCGCTTTCTTTAAGTGGCATTTTCCCAAGGTTCACCAGTTTTCTATTTGTGTCGATGGATACCTTTCTGATTAGTTCTTTTTCGGTGTCGTTGATTCTTAGGTTTGTCATGTAGTTTTGCATGGTTATCTCTAGCGGTTGTTGTATTTTTGTATTTTAGTAGCTCAAACGCATGTATACATGTATTTAGTTGTTGCGTTGGCATGTATACTTGTGTATGTTTGCCTTAATGTTGGCATGTATACAAATAACAATTTATTTGTGTATGTGATTTTTTGACAACAAAAGGGCTACCAAATGACTTCCTCCTCTAGCACTCTCCGAACCTTCGAAATCAGCAATACCACCCGCAAACGCACCGATTCCCACCTCTTCCCCGTAGCACTCGATGATATCGAGGGCTACGAGGTCGTCTTCAAAGAAGACGGCAAGGTTTGTTTTTCCACCTTCTTCGCTTCTGAATGGGTCAATCACAAAGGTGCAACCTTTGACGTAGGCTTTGAACAAGCCTGCATGATGGGTCACAACTTTATCGGGGGCGGCAATGGCTAAGGCTGACCGCTCCGTTTCCGTTTGTCTCTACGGCGACGAATGGCATTTAGTCTGCTACGACAGCGGCTATCCCGTTGGCGGCAGCGTTTTCCTATCCTACCCACTGCAACAGCCGATAATAGGGCTAGATGGCGAAACCATCGGGCGCGATTACGGCTATTGTTGCGCCCATCTCGAAGGTCAGCGCTTTATCGAAACGGGGTTAGTGCCATGACCGCCCCGCTCTACCGCCAAACAGGCAAGGTGCAGCATATAAGTGCCAACGGCAGTTATATGCTGAACCGCCGCTGCTGCATCGAATGCGATACCTATCGCGATTTGATGCACTTTGCTGCCGACAGCCGCGTTTGTGATGCCTGCGCGGTAGCTATGGCAGGGGGGCGCGAAGCTTCCGCAGGAAGCGGAGCGACCCTTCCTTGTCTTAATAGTAACAATTCAATTTCTGAGCAAGTTCCCCCCGTTTATTTCCACGATTTTTCACACCAAGAAACGCAGGAATTTTCAACCAGCGGCAGAAAGTCTGCTGCTGCGTTGGAAATGAACATTCACGGTTTGATTGATGCCTACGGCATCGATAACTGTGCTTTCGTCACCCTGACTTTCCCCGACCATGTAACCGACCCGCGCGAAGCATCGCGCCGTTTCAACAGCCTGAACAGCAATTTCCTGCGGCATCAGATTGACGGCTATGTCGGGGTATTCGAGCTGCATAAGTCAGGTCGTATCCACTTCCATTTCGTTGTCAATCTAGGTTTTGACTGCCGCACGGGATTTGATTTTCAGGCGGTGGCAAACGGCGATTACTCAAGCGCCAGCCCTCGGCTGCGTGCCTTGTGGAAGCTGTGGCGCGAACGTCTGCCAGCCTACGGCTTCGGGCGTTTTCAGGTGGTACCCATCAAAGGCGGTGCGAAAGGCATTGCTGCCTATGTGGCGAAGTATGTCGGCAAATCCTTGGCGGCGCGTAAGCCTGAGCACAAGGGTTTCCGCTTGGTTCGCTGCTCCATGGACAAGGCGCAGAAATGGAAACGCGCGAATAGCTGCTTTTCCTTTGTGTCGGCAGGTTCTCGGCATTGGCGCGAATGCCTGAAGCAATGGTTTTTGATGGTCAAAGATTATTTGAAACAGTCCAGCTTACAGCGTGGGCGCATTCTGCCCCACCGCATGGATGCTGATGATTATGACGATTTTTTACGGGATGCTATCGGCAGTAAATGGGCATTCCTCAACCGCCGCCAAATCTTGGCATTTGGCGATTTTCTGCAAACTTCGCAGCAATTGGCTGCATAGAAAGGGGCTTTTATGTCTGAAATGAAACAGGGCTTTTATGTTGTTGGTTTGTTTGACCGCGTTTTCCAGAAACGCCGCCGCCGTGATGATGGCACCGAAACAGTAAGCGACCATGTCGGCTTATTGATTCGTGGCGAAGAAGGCGGCACACAAGTGCTTTCTGTCCGCACCAAGAATCCCGCGTTGTACAGCATGTACAAACGCGATCAGCTGGTAAAGATTATGGTCGAAGTGGGTGCATACAAGGATTACGTTTTTTACCAAGATGAAACGTGCAGGCGTTGATAAGGCTTTGGGGGTGTGCCTTCTAGCCCTGTAAACACTCCCACCATTTTTCCTATTTAGTCGTAACGCCGCCGACTAAATCCCTGTTTTCAGCGGCGCAGCCTGCCCCGTAAGGGGCACGCGAACGCAACACACGGGAGCGGTATAGCGCACGTGTGATGCGAACGCGAAACATCTATAAAGGACTTACCATGTTCAAATCTAGAAACTCTAAATTGGCACTTCTCGGCACTTCTATGGCTGCATTAGGCAGCCAAGCCTATGCGGCTGTACCGCAAGGCGTGAAAGAAGGTATTGAAGCGGCGGGCGCAGATGCGCTGACCGTTGGCGGTTATGTAGTAATCGCCATCGCCGGCTTGTTCGCCATTACCCTGATTGTGAAGATTTTGCGCTAAGGGGTGCATCATGGGCTATGCCGTCGGCAATCTTTGCTATGACAACCGTCAGCAAGCGGAAGACGTCTACTATTCCAAGGTCGTCCCCTATGTGGACGGCAAAGCCCTCTATCAGCCTACCCGCCAAGCGGACGGCTGGTATTTCCAAGGCACCAAGCTGCAAGCCGCCTTGCCTTCTTGCGACCCTGCACAGAATTTCAAGGATGGGGTGCAGCTTGGAACTTATTTACTGATTCCCCTTGTTGCGGCTTGGGGCATCGTTGTAATCAGGCGAATTTTAAGATGATTGACCAATATTTTGCATTGGGTGTTTTTGTCATGGTCTTTGTCGGCTTGATTCTGTTTCGTTACTAGGGGCTGTTATGAAACGTTTTTTAATCGGGCTGGCTTTATGCTTTATGCCCGTTTTTTCTTTCGCTTTGCCTGTTTGTGCGGACGGCAAAATTTCGTTTACCTGCTCGGAAGATGGTGCCAATAAGCAATGTCAGTTTTATGAGTATTACGCTGGTGCTGCTAGAGATTGCGAATTACCAGATAAATACAAAGATGAGAATGGTCGTGCTTGTTTTAAGAATGGCGATGTTTCACCGTGTGAAAAGCAGAATGATGATGGCAAACAGCCAAAGAATGACAAACCGCCTGAAGAGGGTAAAACACCAAAACAACCAAATACTGGTGGAAAGTGCTATATCAAATCTATAGAAGGTGGGATATGCGGTAGTAAGGGATGGCGTTATACGATTTTAAATCCGCATTTACCTGAAGGTTATATCTGCAGCGATTCTCCTTGGGAGGATGGGCAGATTGATTGCCCGAAACAGGAGCAGCCGAAAGAACCAAAACAGCCAAAACAGAATGAACCTAAACAGCCTACTCCGAATGATGGCAAACAGCCTAAGCATGATGATGGCAAACAGCCTAAGGGCGAAGGTCAGGGCGATAGCTCTACAGATGGCAACGGCAAAGGCAGCAAAGGCGAAGGCAACGGCAAGGGCGAAGGCTCGGGCGATGCCGAAGGCAAAGGCATGTTTAAAGGTGGCGCGGGCAGCGGTCAGCTTGGGGACGTTCGTGTTCCCAAATCTCGGGATGGTATGGGCTGGAAGGGCGATTTTTTCCTACGCAATCCGAACCAATGCCCACAAGATAAAACTATGAACGTTTTAGGGCGTAGCATGACTTTCAGCTATGCCAAAATGTGTGAGTTTTTAGATATGTTATCGCCAGTCATTAAGGCAGTATTCATGTTTATTGCTGGCATGTTGGTAGTGAAATCAATAAGGGCTAAATGATGGAAACTTTAACCAATTTTATCAATAAGATTTTTCAGAATGCCATAGGCAAGCTAATGGCTGCCTTTGGCGTTTCTTTCGTCTCTTTTACCAGTTACGAACAGGGGCTGGATTACGTTAAAAATGGCGTTAGCGGCTTTTTAAATAGTATTCCTGCCGATATGTTTTTACTGGTGGCTAAATCAGGCATTCCTGACGGTCTAGGCTACTTAATCGGCGCGGCAACGTTTATCGTTACCAAGAACATGATTAACCGCCTAACCTTCGGGGTGTTTTCATGATTTACCTGATTACTGGAACGCCCGGAACGGGCAAAACCGCGTTTGCAGTATCCTCTATCATCAATAACAGGGAAGGGCTTTTTAAGTATGAGACAGAAGATGGCGAAACGGTGGATAGACCGCTTTATTTTTGTCATATTGACGGACTTGATGAAAAGGCTCTTAAGGCGCATCGTCTGACTGAGGAACAAATTCAGTCAGCCCCGCTTAATGAACTTGTTCCGCAAGGCTCGGTTGTTATTGTTGACGAGGCAGATTACGCATATCCCACTCGCGCTGCTGCCAAGGAAGTACCGCCCTACGTCAAAACCCTGAAAGAATTGAGGCATGATGGTTTTACCCTGATTTTAATGACTCAGCATCCTAGCATGTTGGATAGTTATCTTCGCAATTTGGTGGGTAAGCATTGGCATTTAGAACGCAAACAGGTGGGAACCAAACTGTATGAGTTCTATCGCTGCGAAACCAACATTGCTTCAGCCTGCGCTGCAAAGGGTGTAACCTCCGATTTTTACAAGCCTGACAAACGCGCGTTTAAATACTATAAATCAGCCAGCGTTCACATCAAATTCAAAAAGAAACTGCACCCTGTTTTTTACGGCATGGGTTTGCTTTTGGTGTGCGCTCCGCTGTTTTTCTACTACTCGTCAGGTCGTTTTAAACGCTATGTCGGGGCAGAGGAACAGCCTGCCGCTGTATCGGTTGCCGAAACCTCGGCGCCGACACAACAACAGGTAGCGGTGGATAACTATCCAGCCGCTCCGCCCGTGGCTGCTTCCGTGCCCATTGGCGCAAAAGTCGAAGATTACCGCCCACGTATTGCCAATCTTCAGGAAACCGCGCCCATTTACGACAGCTTGCGACAAGTAGCCGATTTTCCTCGCCGTGTTGCCTGCGTGGCTTCGGCTGATAGCTGCAATTGCTACAGCCAACAAGCCACGATATTGCCCAATATCAGCACGGCAGAATGTCGCGCCATCGTCAAACAGCGCCCGTTTGACCCATACCGCAAGATAGAAACGGAACGGGCGGAAACCAACGTTTCCGCCACATCGCCTGAACCTCAAGTTTTAGCATTGGAAGGCAGTCAAAAGCCTAATCTTTCTTACTCTGAATTGCCAAACATGGCGCAGTAAAAACCTACATCGTCAGCCGCATTGTCAAGGGGGAAGCTTTGTAAAGGCGCAGCCTTTATGAACACCCCCTTTACAATGCTACCCATTAGAACACTCTAGCCCAAGGGGAAGTGTTAAAGCGAAGCGGCAACCTTCCCCGCGCGGCGTCGCAAGTGAGACTTGGGGGTTTGGGGGACTAGTCCCCCATGCTGTAGCAGGTTTTCAGGTAGTCTGTTGTGCCGAAGGCACGTATTGAGGGGCGTAACGCGCCACACAATACACCCAAGGGGATACAAGGGGAACGCCCCTTGTGGGTGGTTGGGTGGGATTAGAAGCGTTAGGGATATTAACCCGAATGGGCAGAGACCTAGGCTCTGTTGTGTTGCCTGAATACATGAACGGCTTACAGAATTTTAGCCCGACCCGCCCAAGCGCAAAAAGTGAAATGCGGTCGGTTCTCGTAGATTTTTCAGACGCAAACAATCGACTGAAAGAATCGCAGAGGAGACCGCCTCACGCGCGCCCAAGGGGAACGCCCAACCGCTCCGCAGGATGGGGATGCAAGGGGCAAAGCCCCTGCTTAGCAAATGTATAAACTACCGAAACCGCACATTATACGAACTACCTTTTATATCGAACGTATCCCGATTGATATTGTGCCGCCATTCTATCTACTACCGTTTTTAGCAAGGCATCGAAATAAGCCCGCTTAATTCGTGCCTGATGATTTTCCCTTGCTCGTGGATACTCCAGAGAAGCAATGATTTCCAATGGGTCTACGCCGACAGTTTCCGCGATTTCCAAGATGCAAGCTAAAGGCAGGCGCAACCGCGCCGTCCTATATTGGCAAATATAGGACGGCGCCACCTTCCAGCGTTTGGCTAGTTGATAGTCCGAATAAATGCAGGCATGGAATTTATACAAGTCCAGCCACTGCGAAGCATTAAACATAATAATAACAAAGTATTATGAAATAATAGTTTGTTATTATGCCGTTTAATGCGCGGATGTTTAAGAGTTAGCGTTTGCGAAGTAGTCAAAAAGGCTACCTGAAAGAGTTTTCAGGTAGCCTAACGTTGCAGGTAGAAATCTACGGGCACGTCGATTTCAGATTCAACCATCATTCCTGCTGCCGACAGTGCCGGGCGGAAACGGTGGCGCTTGGCCGCCGCAATCGCCGCATCATCCAATGATTTGAAACCGCTCGTCCTGCCCAGCTTCACTTCTTGCGGTGGGCCGGTGAGCACATTGGTTTTTACCACTAGCCAAACCGTACCTTCCTGCCCCTGATAGCGTGCCGATTCAGGGTATTCAGCCTGAATAGCACCTATCGGCTCTGCTTCTCGGCTTTTGCCGCTGAACGTGAATTCCTGAATGCCTTCGGTTACGGATTGGGCACTTTGGCGGTAGGCGTTCTGCGCTTCCTGCTGGGTGCAGCCTGCGGCCAGCAGGATTAAGGCAGCCAGCATTATTTTGATTTTCATACTATTTCTATATTCCCTTCCTCATCTATCTGGGTTCTCTTGAGTGCTTTCTGCAAGATTGCGTGTACTAGTTCGCTTTCTTTAAGTGGCATTTTCCCAAGGTTCACCAGTTTTCTATTTGTGTCGATGGATACCTTTCTGATTAGTTCTTTTTCGGTGTCGTTGATTCTTAGGTTTGTCATGTAGTTTTGCAT